CAGGTTTGTTCTGGCCACCAACGAGTTGCCGGCATTCTCCGATGCCTCCGCAGCTCTGGCCAACAGATTCCTGATGTTCAAACTCACCAAGTCATTCCTGGGACAGGAAGACCAAGGTCTGACATCCAGGCTTCTGAAAGAGCTTCCAGGCATCGTCCTGTGGGCTCTCGACGGCCTCGAGCGTCTTCGGCATCGTGGCTACTTCCAGCGCCCCAGCTCGGCCGACGATCTGGCCGCCGACCTGCTGGAACAGACTAGCCCGGTGCGCAGCTTCGTGGAGGATTGCTGCGTGCTGGAGCTTGCAGCGCAGTGCAACAGAGACGACATCTTCAGGGCTTGGAAACGCTGGTGTGAACTCCAAGGACGCGACCATCCAGGCACCAAGGTCGGCTTCGGCCGGCAGCTGTCTGCTGCTTTTTCGAGCATATCAAGAGCGCAACCGAGAGAAGATGGCACAAGATTGAATCTCTACACAGGCATCAGGTTGACAGAGAAATGGAAGTGGGAGGCGCAGCAGGTTTGATGGTCTCGGCTTCAATCCTGTGCCGGCACAAGTTGGAACAGGATTAAAAGCACTTGGCACAACATCGCAAATCTGCTGTAACTCTTTGTTTTCATTACACTATTTGCCTTTGGCACAAGATGGCACAGGATAAAACGCATATGATTACACATGCACATGCACACACACACACGCAAGAAAGGTTGGGCTGCAATGGAAAATTACCTGTGCCATCCTGTGCAAGCTGTGCCAGTGAAAATGTGAGCAGCGACTAACATAGGAGCAAACATGGCAAACAAACCGACCAAGCTAGGAAGCCCTGAGCGGGCGAAGATGGCCGATGCCGTCCTGGCGAACATGGAGTCCGGCATGAGCTGCTGGAAGGCATGCGAAAAGGCAGGCGTCAAGAACAGCACGTTCATGCTGTGGCTGAGTCAGGACAGCGCGCTGGCTGAGAGCTACGCACATGCGCGTGAAAACTTCGTCGAGCGCATCGCCAACGACCTGATGGAGATATCCGACCAAGACCCTGAAACTGTCGATGGCAAAAAGGACTGGGCCGCAATCCAGAAACACAAACTGCAGGTAGATACTCGCAAGTGGCTGTTATCGAAACTCGCCCCGAAGAAATACGGCGACATGATTAAGCTGGCCGGCCATGACGGCGGCGCGGTGAAACTCATTGCGCAGTCTGACGACGAGAAACTCTGATTAATGAAGGTTTGATATGGCAAAAAAGACGACACGCTCACGCATTGCGACAATTCGCTTTAGCCCGGAGAACCTAGAGGCCGCAGAGAAGGTGGCCTCGCTGACCGGGCGCACGGTTTCGAGCCTTACCGAATACGCTCTGGTGCTGTTTATCCGCCAGAACTACCCGATGGCTTACACCCCAGGAGTGGAGCTGGCGCTTAAGCTAGACGAGGCGCCGATGCTGACGACGCAATTGCAATTTGGTCCTGGCGTCTTGTGGAGGGCACTCGATGCCCTACAAGCGGCCCGTGGCTGAATTTCCTTAACCCACGATGGCATTCCACCTAACCGACCGCCAGAAAGCCGCGCAGCAAGTTCTGAGCGGCGACGCCACGCACCTGATGCTGTTCGGCGGCTCGCGCAGCGGAAAGACGTTCCTGCTCACGCGAAACGTGGTCTTTCGGGCGCTGAAGGCCCCGAACAGCCGGCATGCGATCTTCCGGTTCAGGTACAACCACCTGAAGGCCAGCGTCGTGCTGGACACGTTCCCCAAGGTCATGCGGGCCGCATATCCCGGCGTGTCCTGGGAAATGCACCAGCAGGACGGTTACGTCAGCTTCCCAGGTGGCTCGCAGATCTGGTTTGCTGGCCTGGACGACAAGGACCGCACCGAGAAGATCCTCGGCCAGGAGTTTGCGACGCTGTACTTCAACGAGTGCAGCCAAATCCCGCTGGGCTCCGTTGACACCGCGTTGACCCGCCTCGCGCAGAAGGCCGAGCAGCAGATCGAAGGTAGATCGCCTGTCCCGCTGCGCCTGCGGGCCTACTACGATTGCAATCCGCCGAGCAAGACGCACTGGACCTACCGAAAGTTCGTGGAGAAGCGCGACCCTGAAACCCGGCTCGGGTTGCCACGGCCCGAGGACTACGCGGCTTTCAGCATCAACCCGACCGACAACGCCGCGAACCTGAGCCCGGAATACCTGCGGATGCTGGAGTCACTGCCGGCCAGGATGCGGGCGCGATTCCTCGAGGGCCGGTTTGCCGATGCGAACCCGAACGCCCTGTTCCCAGAGGAGCATATCGACCGATGGCGCGTGCTGGACGGCGCGGTGCCGCAACTGGTGCGCGTGGTGGTCGCCGTGGACCCGAGCGGCGCGGACGATGAGGCGAGCGCGGACAATGACGCCATCGGCATCGTCGTGGTCGGCCTGGCCACGGATGGCGCGTGCTACCTGCTGGAAGACCTGACCGTGAAAGCAGGCCCTGCCACATGGGGCCGCGTGGCCGCAGAGGCATTCGACCGGCACAGCGCCGACTGCGTGGTGGCCGAGGTGAACTACGGCGGCGCGATGGTGCGCCAGGTGATCGAGACGGCGCGCCCGCGCACGCCGTTCCGCCCGGTGACGGCCAGCCGGGGCAAGGTGGTGCGGGCCGAGCCGTTCGCGGCGCTGTATGAGCAGGGCAAGGTCCGGCATGTGGGCATGTTCCCCGAGCTGGAGGACGAACTGAGCGGGTTCTCCACGACCGGCTACACCGGAAGCCGAAGCCCGAACCGGGCCGACGCGCTGATCTGGGGCTTGGCCGCGTTGTTCCCCGCAATCACGGGCGCGACGACCAAGAAAATCGACACTGCCGGCCTGGTAGTTCCGACCGCGCACCGATGGCGATAGACTTTCACCCGCTCGCGTAGCATAATCGCGCCCGATGCGCAATCCCCGGAGTCACTGATGGCCAGAGAATCGACCGAACAGCGACTGGTGCGCGTTCATGCGGAGGCCATGCGCGAGTTCGACAACATCCAGGGGGCGCTGCGCGACGAGCGCTTGCAGTGCTTGCAGGACCGGCGATTCTACAGCCTGGCCGGCAGCCAATGGGAAGGCCCGCTGCGCGACATCTACGAGAACAAGCCGCGCATGGAGGTGAACAAGGTTCACCTGAGCGTCATCCGCATCATCAACGAGTACCGCGCCAACCGCGTGACGGTGGACTTCACCCCGAAGGACGGCGGCGGCCCAGAGGCCGACAAGCTGGCCGAGACCTGCGACGCCCTGTACCGCGCCGACGAGCAGGACAGCGTGGCCGACGAGGCCTACGACAACGCCTTCGAGGAGGCCGTGGGCGGCGGCATCGGGGCGTGGCGCCTGCGCACCGTCTACGAGGACGAGGGCGACCCGGACAACGAGCGCCAGCGCATCCGCATTGAGCCGATCTTCGACGCGGACTCCAGCGTTTACTTCGACCTGAACGCCAAGCGCCAGGACAAGTCCGACGCCAGGTTCGCGTTCGTGGTCTCCAGCATGACGCGGGCCAGCTACATCGCGGAGTTTGGAGACGATCCGACCGACTGGCCGAAGATCGTCCACCAGTACGAGTTCGACTGGCAGACGCCGGACGTTGTGTTCGTGGCGCAGTACTTCAAGGTTGAGGACGTCACCGAGACCATCCGCGTGTTCCGGGCTATTGACGGCACCGAAGAGAAATACCGTCAGAGCGAGTTCGACGCCGACGAGACGCTTGAGGACACGCTGGCTGCCATTGGCAGCGTTGAGGTTCGGCAGCGCAAGATCAAGCGCAAGCGCGTGCGCAAGTACCTGATGAGCGGCGGCAAGGTGCTCGAGGACTCCGGGTTCATCGCAGGCGAGTGCATCCCGGTGATCCCGAACTACGGCAAGCGCTGGTTCGTGGACAACATCGAGCGGTGTATGGGCCATGTGCGCCTGGCCAAGGACAGCCAGCGCCTGAAGAACATGCAGCTGTCGAAGCTCGCCGAGATCAGCGCGCTGTCGAGTGTCGAGAAGCCGATACTGCTGCCTGAGCAGGTCGCCGGCCACCAAGTCATGTGGGCCGACGACAACCTGCGCAACTACCCGTATCTGCTGGTCAACCCGATCAGCGGGCCTGACGGAAGCCAGCAGGCAGCTGGGCCGGTGGCGTACACCAAGAGCCCGACGATTCCGCCTGCGATGGCCGCGCTGCTGCAGATCACAGAGTCTGACATGCAGGAGATTCTTGGCGCCTCGCAGCAGGCCGACAAGATGGTCTCGAATACCTCCGGCAAGGCCGTGGAGTTGATCCAGACGCGCCTGGACATGCAGACCTTCATCTACATGAGCAACTTCGCCAAGGCCATGAAGCGCTGCGGCGAGGTGTGGCTTTCCATGGCCCGCGAGGTCTACGTCGAGGAAGGCCGCAAGATGAAGGGCATTAGCCCCAACGGCGATCCGATGCAGATCGAGCTGATGAAGCCGATGGTCACCGATACCGGCGAGATGGCGCTGTCGAATGATCTCAGCGGCGCAAAGCTGGACGTCAACGTCGAAGTCGGCCCCAGCAGCAGCAGCAAGCGCGCAGCCACGGTGCGGGCGCTGACGGGCATGATGGCCATCACGCAAGATGCCGAGACGCAGCAAGTCCTGCAGGCGATGGCCATGATGAACATGGAAGGCGAGGGCATCGGCGACGTGAGGGATTACTTCCGCATGCGCCTGGTGAAGATGGGCGTCATCAAGCCGACTGACGAGGAAGCCGAAGAGATGATGATCGAGCTGCAGGGCCAGCCGCAAGACCCGAACGCGGTGTTCCTGCAGGCTGCGGCCGAGGAGGCCCAGGCCAAGGCTGCCAAGGCCCGCGCCGATGTGGTCAACACGGTGGCCGACGCCGAACTGACGCAGGCAAAGACGGCCGAGATCATGGTCAAGATCGGAGGCGAGGTTGAGGGTGCGATGCAGCCGCAATCCACGCCCGAGCCGGCAGCGCTGCAGGTTGATCCGTTCGAGGCGGCCAAGCGCGAGCTGGAGCTTGAGAACATGCGGATGGACAACGCCGCGAAGTTTGCTGCCCTGGCCAAGGCGCTCAAGCAGCAGCAGGCCGAGGAAGAATCCGGCAGCGAAGAAGAATCGATCGCCGATGAGTCCGATGATAAAGTCAGCGAAACGCTGGACGAACTGAAGTCCATGGTTGAATCGTTGGCCAGGCAGGTCGCGGACATGAGGCCGCAGCAGCCGATCATCGTGTCCACGGGCGGCGGCGGCAAGAAGATCCAGATCACCAAGACCTCCACCGGGTTCTCCGGTGAGGTTGTCAACGAAGACTGAAAGGGCCTGAACCATGTCCATGACCAACGCCGCCGAAGAGGCATTCCTCGACCTCCTGTTTCTCAACGTTGATTGGGCAAACATCGGGGACGCTGCTGGCCTGCAGAACTCGGCCACGGCAGGCTCGTTCTTCATTTCGCTGCACAGCGCAGACCCTGGAGAGGCGGGCAACCAAAGCACCAACGAGATCAGTTACACCGGCTATGCCCGCGTGGGTGTGAACCGCACGGCAGGCGGCTGGACGCGAACGGTGTCTACCATCGCCAACACCGCGCTGGTGCAGTTCGGTCAATGTACGGCGGGCACCGCCACGGCCACGCACTTCGGCATTGGCACGGACTCTACTGTCC